AATCCCAACTCATCAAAGGTGCTTTCCGAGTGCTGACCCTGAAACTGGGTCAGGCAGGTGTGCCTATGATCGTGACGAACCATACCTACGATGTGATCGGATCCTATGTCCCCACAAAGGAAATGGGTGGTGGTACTGGACTAAAGTATGCTGCATCTACTATCATCTATCTTGGTAAAAAGAAAGAGAAGGATGGAACTGAAGTTGTTGGTAACATCATCAAGTGTGAAGCCAAGAAGTCTCGTCTAACCAAGGAAGGTAGCAAAGTTGAAACCAGACTCTATTTTGATGAACGTGGATTGGACCGCTATTACGGACTACTGGAATTGGGTGAGGCACACGGAGTATTCACCCGCAAAGGCAATCGGGTCGTTGTTGGGGAATCTTCCGTTTATCCTTCTGTTATTCTTGCTGATCCCGAAAAGTACTTCACAGAAGAAGTGATGGCACAACTCGAAGAAGCAGCACGTAAAGAATTCTCCTATGGCAACTGAGCGCATCGAAGAAACTATCTTGCGTAACCTCCTTTACAACGAGGAGTATTATCGCAAGGTAGTTCCCTTTCTAAAAGCAGAATATTTCAACGAATATCATGAGCGAATCTTATTCGAAGAGGTTGCTGACTTTGCCAGTAAGTATGACAAGATACCTACTCAAGAAGTTCTCTCAATTAACCTCCAATCTAGAAACGATCTTACAGAAGACACATTCCAGAGTTCGTTATCTACACTCAAGTCCCTTGGAGACGAATGGGTTGATTTCAACTGGCTCCTTGATGCCACAGAAAAGTGGTGCCAAGACCGAGCAATCTATCTCGCCCTCATGCAGTCTATCAAGATCGCAGATGGCGGCGATAAGAAACTATCAAAAGATGCGATCCCCAGCATCCTACAAGCGGCCCTGGCAGTATCTTTCGACGAACACATAGGACACGATTACATTGAACAAGCAGAAGACCGTTATGATTTCTACCACCGTAAGGAAGAAAAGATTCCCTTTGATCTTGAAAAGTTTAACTTCATTACAAAAGGTGGTCTCCCTAACAAGACTCTCAACATCGCTCTTGCTGGTACAGGCGTCGGGAAATCTCTATTCATGTGCCATGCGGCTGCTGCCGCGCTCACTCAGAACTACAACGTTCTCTACATTACATGTGAAATGGCAGAGGAGAAAATTGCTGAGCGAATTGACGCAAACCTTCTAAATGTTAATGTCAAAGATATTGTCGAACTTCCTGAGGTTCTCTTCAATTCTAAGGTTAATGAGATCGCTAGGAAGACAAGAGGCAAACTTATCATCAAAGAGTATCCAACTGCAAGTGCCCACGTCGGACACTTTAAGGCACTACTCTCAGACCTTTCCTTGAAAAAAGATTTCAAACCTGATATAATCTTTGTGGATTATCTAAACATCTGTGCGAGTGCGAGGTATAAAGGTGCGATTGTTAATTCTTACACGTATGTCAAGGCGATTGCTGAAGAGTTGCGCGGTCTTGCTGTGGAACATAATGTACCTATTGTCTCTGCTACTCAAACTACTCGTAGTGGTTACGGTAATAGTGACCCTGACCTTACCGATACTTCTGAGTCTTTTGGCCTTCCTGCCACTGCTGATTTTATGTTTGCCCTTATCAGTACTGATGAACTTGAACAACAAGGTCGCATCATGGTCAAACAACTTAAAAACAGATACAACGACCCAACTGCCTCTCGAAAATTCATGGTGGGAATTGACAGAGCGAAGATGAAGCTGTATGATGTAGCAGATGATGCTTCCTCAATCAGCATCGATAGCGAAGACCCTGGTGAGGACTTTGCACAATTTCAACAAACACAAAACCGTCTATCTAAATTTGCTGAGTGGAATGTATGACTATTGAATTCAAAAAATATGAAGAGTTTGTGGCACAGGTTACCTCTGCTGCTTCTACGAACTTCGTTGATTTTGCTGATCGGATTGGCGAGTTGGATCGTGAGGGTGCCAATATTGAACGACTTCTTACTGCTGGCGTTGGCATTAATGCTGAGGGTGGTGAGTTTCTTGAGATCATCAAGAAAATGGTTTTCCAAGGTAAGCCTTGGAACCGCGACAACCGAGAGCATCTTATTATTGAGTTGGGTGATATCATGTGGTATGTTGCACAAGCTACCCAAGCATTAGGAATCTCTATGGAAGAGGTGCTGGATAATAACATCACCAAATTGTCGAAACGGTATCCTGAGGGCACATTCGATGCCTATTACTCTGAAAACCGCGCCGCAGGCGACCGCTGATGTGCTATGATAAGGGGGAACCTAAATAAGGGTGTCCCCCTTTTTCTGTAAATGGCAACCCAGAACAAGCACCTGGAGCACCTGGAGGACGAGCTGATTAATTATGGATATAATGGATACCTCGCCTCTAAAGATCTGATCCAAGGTTTTATTGACGAACTTGGTGGGCGTCCTACTGGTAATGTGAAGGTTACTACCAAATGGGATGGCGCTCCCGCTGTGGTTTGCGGTATCGACCCAGAGAGAGGCAAATTCTTTGTCGGCACCAAGTCTGTATTCAACAAGAAAGATCCTAAGGTAAATTTTACCGATGAAGATATCGATAAGAATCATGGTCACATTCCTGATCTTGCTACTAAACTAAAGTATTGTCTAAAGTATTTTCCTGAACTGAAAGTCAAGGGAGTCATTCAGGGAGACCTTCTCTTCAGCAAAGAAGACATTCAAACTAAGACGATTGATGGTGATCGTTTCTATACGGCAACGCCCAACACTCTGACCTATGCTTGGCCTGTAGATAGCGATCTAGGTAAAGCAGTAAAGGCAGCACAAGTTGGAGTTGTGTTCCACACTTTCTATAGTGGCGGTCAAACTCTGCTTGAGATGGGTGCTGGGTTTGGTGTTGATCAATTCAATCTCAAATCTACTCGTAATGTATTCCTTGCATCTGCTACGGTAGATAACATCAGCGCCAAGTCTGGTCTGACTTCGGCAGAGGAGCGTGTACTCAAGTCTGTCATCTCTGTTGTGACTAGGAATGCTTCTATCGCAAAACCTTTTCTTGAGGTTATCGCTCATGAAGCGACCAAGCAATTCACCCTTGGTTATACGATGAAGCGTTACACCAACTCTTTCGTGAAGGAAGGTAAGACGATCAACAACACCGCTAAATTCATGAGTGGATTTCAGGCAGCGTTCGAGAAGTCTTTGGTTGAGAAGGTGGAGAGCTTGAAAACTGAGAAGTCTAAGGTACAGTATCGTGACATTCTTGCTAATGGTATTTCGTATCTGGAGGATAACAAGCGAGCGTTCAAAGCGTTCATCGTGATGTATAACTCTTTCACGAATGCCAAGAATCTCATCAACTTGAAACTCGCTGCTCTCAGCGACACGAAAGTATTTCTCCGTAATGGTGATAACTTTGTGGTTACCAAACCAGAAGGTTATGTTGCTATCGTAGATGGTAAGGCAGTCAAGATCGTTGATCGTTTGGAGTTCTCCCGTGCCAACTTTACGTTGGATAAAACGTGGACTCCTCCAGTTGGTGAGGGTGCTAAGGTTGCAGTATTCACTTTCGGTCGTTTCAATCCTCCTACCACGGGACATGAGCTACTGATAAATAAGGTCAAAGAATATGCTGGTAGTAATGACTACTATGTGTTTCCTAGTCACACCGTAGATAACAAAGGCAAAAACCCTTTGGATGCAGAGGAAAAGGTTGGATTCATGAAAGAGATGTTTCCAGATCACAAGTCTAAAATTATCTATGATACTGAAATCAAAGATGCTATCAAAGCGTTGAAGTGGTTGACTGAAAAAGGATATACGGATGCCATCTTTGTAGTTGGTTCTGATCGTGTTCCTGCCTTCCAGTTCATCAAAAAATATAATGGAACGGATTACAAAATGAATACGATTGAAATTAAGAGTGCTGGTACTAGAGACCCAGATGCTGATGGTGTTGCTGGTATGTCTGCTAGCAAAATGAGAAAGGCGATTGCTGAGATGGATTTGAAAACGTTCGTCTCTGGTCTCCCCACTCATCTAAAAAGAAACAAAGATTTCAAAACCCGTTTGTTCAAAGCAGTAAAAGGTAACCTTCCATGACAGTAGCAGCTATTGGAGAAGTCATCAAAAAACCATTCCAGTATTTGGAGAAGTTCGTTGAACTCATGAGAACTGGTGCGGACGTACCTTTTACTGATGAGGCTACGGCTACTAGGAGAATCTACAAGGATGGCGAGAAGGTAAAACGAATTCTTGAAATTTATGATGAACTAAAAGAATGGGGGTTGAACGTCTACGATAAAGATATCTTAGATGATCTCTTTAGAAAACTTCCACCAGGATCTATGGAAACAAAAGATGTTGGTAGATATGCATTCAAAGATATAGAATATCAAAGTATAACTAACCCCAAGAAAATAGAAGTACTATCTCTCAATAAAATAGGAAAGCAAGTTGTTTCTGGTAGAGGTGGGGATGAATTCAAGTCTCAATTTAGTGGAAAAGAATCCGACTGGACTGAAACTCTAACGTGCTATGCTTTGGCTTTGAGGCAGGATAAAGGTTCTGACATAACAGAACCAGAGTTTCATGAATTTCTTATGAAAGGTGTGAACAAAGATCCTAAAGTCATTCAGATAATCAATCAGAATGTTGTGACAAATAAGGACAAACATAAAGTTTTTCTTTATGGAATGGGGAAAGATGAGTGGCGTAAATCTGGAGTCAACGTAGCAAACGCTTTATACAAGTCTCCTTATCTGAAGTCTGGTGTGAACTATGATTTTTATTTTGGCGGCACACCAGAAATCAGTTGGTTCAAGAGTAAGTGGTATAACAAGTTCAACCATACTCTTCAAAATTATCTGAGGAGAATGAATAACATTTCTAATGATGTGAAGAACTATGGATCTTCTGTGGATGATAAATGGAATCCAGCAGACATCTTTGCTGTTGCAAAAAATTTGAATAAGCAAGAGTTGAAAACAACTACTATGGGATTCTTTGCTGGTGATATGAAGGAATGGAAAAAGTTTACTGGGAAAAAATCTATTACTGCAACTGATGAAAAAGTTCAGGCAGACATGGCAGAATTAGCAAGATACAATTCTTGGATTCATGAAAACATTCTGAATGGAACTCTCATACCCATTTCTTTGAAGAAAGCTTTGAACCAAACATCTGTTCAACTAATTTCAAATCCTTCTATTGAAAAGTTCCATGTTGAAGTAACAGACATTAGTGTTGACTGGGTGCCTACAGCAGCAAAGATTTACATCCACTTCAAGGTCATTTATACTACGAAAGTTGGTGGAACTAATAAGCATGTGAAGAAATCGTATAATTATTTCTTTGATTGTAGGAACTTCAACGTTGGTGAGAACGTTCAGTTTGAACTTGGTGCTCCCAATTCTTCTGCTAAGCATGGTAAAATTTCAGTCGGTCCAGCAGAAATGATTATTGATATGACAAGTCCATCAATCCAGAGTACGCTCAAACAAAAGAGAAATGCATTTGTTGCTTTGATGAGAAAACAACAATTGAGTCAAGAACCAGCGATAAAATCATTCGAACAGCATGTCGCTAAGAAGAACAGATTTTTTATCGACAATACAGACATCAATCATGTAACTGGAAATTCTGGATGGCCTAGCTTGTTGGGTGAGTATATAAAGTTTCTCTCTGGGGAAAATAATTACGACCTAAACAAATCAGAAAAAGATTTGAAAAATTATTTCAAATCAAAGATTGCTTCTGTTGAACTGGGTTGGGTTATGTCTAGTAGTCAGATACAACCAATCATCAAAAATAATGTTTTGAAGTCCTTGTATCTGTACGCTGCTTCTCATGGACTGCAGATCTTTGATGATTCTGGTTTACTCAAGAAAAGTTATTTTTACAATTCATCTTATGTGAAGGTTAGAGACTAATGAAAGATTTTAAAAAACTACGAGAAGAAGCACTGCGCCAACAGCAAAGGCAGCAGGAAGTTTTCAAGGAGGGTGATATTGTGATGTCTTCACGTAATGGAGACAAAGGTAGAATTCATCGTGTTGGTGGTAACTATGCTATTGTGATTACTGAGGACGGTGAAATGTTCCGAGAATGGATCAAGAATATCAGGACTATAAATAATACGAGAAGAACTTTACTATAAAGATGAAGTACCAGAAACCAATTAATTCAGTTCAAAACAGCGACACGTTTTCATCTGGACTGATGGAAGCATATGGTAGGTGGATGGGAGGTGAATGCTTCCAGAATACAGATCCTGTAGAACTCAATCTACATGAAGAGCCATTTGCGGGTATGGATCCTCAATCACATGGCGCAGAGATTCAAAAAATTACCACTAAAAAGAAGGAAGCAAAAAAACCAACTCCAAAGCAGCAACTTGCTACTAAGGAAGAGGTTGAGGTTCTAGAAAGAGAAGAGTATGAAATTGATGGCATGGTTTATGTCATCGAGAAGATCAAAGGTGCTGATGGCAAAGCTTGCTGGAAGGGTCATCGTTACCTAGGCACAAAGAACGGCAAAGATATGTGCTCTTCAAAGATTGGTGAAGAGACCGAAAAGAAAGAGAGTGAGAAAGACGAAGGCGGTAAGCACAAAGAATACAAACATGCTCCTGGTAAAGAAGAGAAGGGCGAGAAGAAGACCGAGAAGGAGATGAAGAAAGAGGAGTTTGAGAGTATCGAAGAGAAGGCACCTCCTGGCGCAAAGTATGAGCGCATGGTCAAGCACATCAAGAAAGGTTATTCTAAAGATGGTGAGCTCACCAAGAAAGAAAAAGGTATTGCTTATGCTACTGCTTGGAAAGCAAAGAACGAAGCTCTAGATCCAGTTGGCAAGGAAGACGGTGATATTGATAACGACGGTGACAAGGATAAGTCAGACAAGTATCTACATGCTCGTCGTAAGAAGATCGGCAAGATCATGGCGATGAAGAAAAAGTGATGAAAAATTTTAAACAATTCCGCGAGGAATGTGAGTGTAAAGATAAAGAGCGTAAGGAAAAAAAGAAAGGAACTATTGAAGTAATGCCCATCATTAAAGATGGCGCAAGGGGCATGGTAACCAAACGAACAAATGAACAATTTGCTGGCAATTATCCTGGTCCTTTATATGCACCTCACCCAGATATTGTGAAGAATAAATAGGCTCGTTGAGTTCTATTTACTCTTATGCTAGACGCCGCACTACTGGTTGTCAAACCACTATTATTCAAGGCGATGTCGTCTTGTCAGGTCAAGAAACTTGTTGTCGAACTTTTGGAGCGTTATGTAAAATCAACTGATAATGACGTTGATGATCTAATTGCTGCTACTGTAAAGACAGCACTACTCAAAGGATGTGAGTGATAATTGGGGGCGCAATCCCCTTTTTTTATAAATAAAATTTAGAAATCGATAAGTATTCTGGAGTGTATCCATGACCCTGTATAGTCGCGCTGAAACAAACGCACAAAGCTTGAAAGTACTGAATACTACAGAAAAGAACTCTGTAGATAAGTACGATTGGGATAATACCCTGATAGTTGATGGCAATAGCACAGTCGCTGGAGCACAGGGTTATACTACTGCTGCTCGCAGAACTGTCTTTATTGATGACACAGAAGCAACCCTATCTGAAAATATTGAGCGTGGTCTAACTGCTCCTGGTTGGTGGGAGTACATGACCTATGTTGATACGGATGGCAACACCCGCCATAAAGCACAGCACCTAGTAGCATTCAAAGATGCTCCTGTAAATGCTGCTGACCTTGATGATGCTGTTGCTGCTGACGTAGCATCTGCTATTACTATCTCTGTACAACCTGCTGATCAAACAGAAGTTGAGGGAGACCCAGCATCGTTTGCTGTTACTGCATCTGCTACAACTGGAACTGTTGTTTATCTCTGGCAGCGCAGATCAAGCGGCACTGGACGTTGGACAAACGTTACTGCTACCTTAGACGGTGCTGTCTATAGTGACTTCACTACTGATGAACTAATCATCTCTGATGTAACTGGTCTTGATGATTATGAGTATCGTGTTAAACTAACTTCAACTGCTGGTGCTGAAGAAGTTATTTCTGATGCGGCAACTCTAACAGTTACTGCTGCTCCCTAATGTATGAACATCTGTGAATTGAACCATGAGAATTGGTTATTCTTTGCCATTCAAAACTACAACAACCCGTCGTCAGTAACTTATAGTGATTTTGAAGAAGACCTCAAACGCTTCAAATACATCAAAAGATTACTCAAAAGATACGAGACGACGGGTGAATTGAAGACCCACCTTATTCTAAATCATGTGATTGTATTGTATAATGTGTTTGGTGATGCAGCAACACCCTTGCTGTTTTACAAAACTGAAGCAACATACTGGTCTCAAATCAAGGCGTTTATGTTGTTTCTAAATAGATTACCACCTTCACTAAACGAGGATGCTGACGAGGAATGTCTGAGAAGTCTAAACCTAATTTGAATGAAATGATGAATGTTGCTGGAACTGGAGAAGGTCTAGCACTACCACCTGCTTTTGTCATGGTAAATCCTAGGCAGAATCGTAAGTATAAAAAAGGTAATGATAAAGTCGATGGCCGCACTAAAGGTGCTCGTGCCCTTTTCAATCGTATTCAACGCAGAAAAATGAAAGAAGAATTAGAAACACAAATTGATGAGGCGATTGTGTCCGATACTGAAAGGGCACAGAAGCAAATTCAGCAAGGCAAAAAACTGAATCGTCAAAAGGAGCTTCAGAATAAGCGCAAGGAAGCGAAAGAGAAGCTGATGAACAAGACCAAAGAGATGGACACTCTTATGAAAGCACGTCTCTCTGACTTCAAAAAGAAGGCATCGGAGCAGCAGAAAAAAGTCCAAATGAAAAACTCAGTTGAATTTGAAGGTAATGTTATGATGGAAGGACAAGATGTAATTCAAGTTGCTCTCGATGTAGCAACATCTGAACTCAACCCTAGTGGAGAAGCATCATTCGCAAAGATCCAATTTGCTGATGGTGGCGTACAGAATCTAGATAACTTCTCAGCAAAGCGCATCGCTGCTTGTTATGCTCAACTTGATGATGAGCATAAACAACAGTTTCAGTATCTTCTGAATAAGGATGCATCAACTTATCAGGCAGCACTGAACTTCGCAGTTCGCAACGTCTGATAAGAGGAACCATGTTTGGATTTGGCAGAGAAATAGAAGTATTAGAAGCAAAGTTTCAAATATATGAAGATCTCTCCAAAGAGATGCTTGACAAACTCGAACGTGCAGTAGATAAAATTAGTGAGAGCAACCAGAACGTTGCTCTTATCTTAGAGCGTCATGAGAATAGATTGGAACAGAATGATAGAAATGACAATGCGATCATGGAACTGATTAAAGATGTGAAAGATCGTATTGAGAAAGTAGAAAACAGAGTAAATGATCTAGCAACTTTCAGATGGGTATCCGTTGGCATCGCTACAGCAGCTGTGGCAGTTATCGGATCGGCCAGTTTCTTTGGCAACCTCTTGACAGTCGGAAACAACGGTGCTACCATGGGTGGAGGTACGCCAGCACAGACTAAGTGAGTTCTTTTATTGATGTAAAATATATCCAACTAGTGTCCTCTCGCCTAGTTCTCTTTGCTCGCAAGAAGGCAGACCTGTATAACTTCAGGTGTCCATACTGTGGAGATAGTCAGAAGCGTAGGAACAAAGCACGAGGATATCTCTTCAAGGTGAAGAATGATTTTGTGTTCAAGTGTCACAACTGTGGCATGGGTAGAACTCTGGCAAACTTCATCAAGGACCAAGATACTTTCCTTCATGATCAATATGTCATGGAGAAATTCAAGGATGGCAAGACTGGCAAAGGCACCACAACCCCAAACCCGAAGTTTAATTTTCAGGAACCAAAGTTTTTCAGCAAACGTGAAAAAGGTGTGGATCTTGAAAAGATATCAGACCTAAATATTTCTCACCCAGCGAGAGAATATCTTGAGCAACGTGGCATCAAAGATCTAGATTACTTCTATTATTGTCCAAAGTTCAAAGAATGGACAAATAAACAAAAGAAGATGTTTGATACTCTGCGTCAAGATAGTCCCCGTATTATTATTCCATTCAAAGACAAAGAAGGTAACCTCTTCGGATACCAAGGCAGATCGCTCGCCCCTAAGGCAAAACTCAGATACATCACGATCATGCTGGATGAGGAACAACCCAAGATTTTTGGACTGGATAGAATCAAAGAAGATAAACCTGTTTATATTGTTGAGGGACCATTCGATGCGACCTTCTTGGAAAACTCTGTTGCTATGGCTGGGTCCGACGCTGATGTTCGGACGTTTGGTTGGAGTAATTATATTTGGGTATTTGATAATGAACCACGTAACAGAGAGATCGTCGCCCGAATCTCCAAAGTCATCGACCGAGGAGATAAGGTAGTCATTTGGCCTAAGAACATACAACAAAAGGACATCAACGATATGTTCCTTGCTGGACTTGATGTTCAGACTATGGTAGAATCAAATATCTACAAAGGATTAGAAGCAACCCTAAAACTAAACGATTGGAAGAAAGTATGACAAACGGACACGGTATCAAAGTTCGCAAGCGTAATGGGTCTGTAGAACCCCTCAACCTCGACAAGATCCACAAGATGGTTGAGGAGGCTTGCGAGGGTCTAGGGAGCGGTGTGAGCGCCTCTCAGGTCGAAATGAACTCGGGTCTCCAGTTCTTTGATGGGATCGAAACAAAGGACATCCAGGAGATCCTGGTGCGTTCTGCTAGCGATCTGATCAGTCTGGATGCTCCTAACTATCAATTCGTCGCTGCTCGCCTGCTCCTTTTCGGACTTCGCAAGCAAGTCTTTGGATCTGACTGGGTGAATGGTCATCCAAATGTTCATGACCATGCTGTTGGTTGTGTATCGAGAGGTGTATATGACGCAGAGATCTTGGGTAAATACTCTATGGAAGAGTGGGACAAGATTGATACCTTTATTGATCATGATCGTGACTTCCTATTCACTTATGCTGGCCTACGTCAGGTCGCTGATAAGTACCTCGTGCAGGATAGAAGTAGTGGCAACGTATATGAAACACCACAATATATGTACATGATGATTGCGGTGACGTTGTTCCAGGACTATACTAAGGACCGTTTAGAATACATCCGAAATTACTATAATGCGATCTCAAAGCACAAAATCAACATTCCAACCCCCATCATGGCGGGAGTTAGAACTCCTCTCAGACAATTTGCTAGCTGTGTTCTTGTTGATATTGATG